TTCAGTAAGCTTATTGGGTACGTTTAGGTACTCAGATCGACTAATTCGATCAATGCTTACATCCTGCTGTTGTCCGCCGACGGTATCTCTGATTACAGCAGATAACACGTTAACCGTGTCTGCGCCCGGCGCTACTTCCGTAGTCCCTTTAGTTAAAGCGGCTGTTGCCTGCTCAATAGTCCAAAGGTTTAATCCACGATTAGCCCAATCTAAAAACAACAGGTTTAGAGAACGTGTTGCAGAAGTAAGCTGATAACCTGAAGTCATCTGCATTCCACACCGTTCAAAAGCTTCCTCTACAATCTCATCTATCGCAAGATTGAAGTCTGTTGTTCCTGAAGTAGCCATTAGCTACACATTCCGCCTTTGCGATACTTTTTAATGGAACCGCCCATCATCTTCTTTTTAACGCCGCGACCCATAAGAACGTCCGCTTTAGAGACTTTGCCGTCCTTGTTCAAATCAGGAAAGCTTTTGCCTACAGCGCCGCCCATTTTGTACATGGGAACACCCGTAGTTTTACTTTTAGTTTTAAGCACCTTATTTCTAGGGCCACTCCTTACTGCTCCGCCACCTCTGGTAGCCATACCCATTCCACGTCCAGCCATAATAATTACCTCACTTTTCTGTGACTCTTTACTTTCGACGCTACCTTTTTAGGTTGGCTCGAAAACTGTTTTCCTTTTGCTGTGTCCGCTCTTTTCTTACGGGTTGTTGCAGCGTATTCTTTATTACTCATGGACTTAATCGCACTTGACGGAAGATACCTTTCCCCTGTCGCTTTAGGTCCCTGAGTAGAAGGCTTACCGCTTTTAGTACGCCATTCCTGCTTAGTCCAAGACTGAAGGGACTTTTGAGGCTTTTTAAGCGCCATTAGTCTCTATATCCTCCACCTTTTGCCTTATATTCTTTGGCTAACATCTGGGCTTTTCTACCGGACCACTGGCCCGATGAACCGCCTTTACTGCCGGCTTTGATTTTATTAAATAAGTTTTTACGCATAGTAGGCTTTGTATAGTTACCTGCACTATTAACAGTGGATTTCACTGAACCGCCCGTTGCTTTTTTGACAGGTTTCTTTACAACTTTTCTTTTTGCTGGTGCTTTTTTTACCATTTTTTACAGCTCCAGTACCTTGCGCTAAATTTATCTTTAGCTGTGTCGCAATTATGGCGCGCCCTAAAACTTGCACGCCTCTTAGGGTTTGACTTTTTAATAGTCATATTCGGATCACCGAACCTAACCAGCTTTACGTCGTCGCCCTTTTTAGCTAATACTGCAAACTTTTTACTGCCGCCGGAAGTCCGTTTAGGTTTGTTATAACCTGAAAAAGACTCCCCGCGATAAGTAATACGGCCCGATGGGGTACGTTTTACAGCCTTAGTAGACGCCATTAAGCCGCCACTCCTCCCGCAAACAATACTGTGACCGCCAATATTTCAGAATCAGCAAGATCAATGAAGACACCAGAACTAAAAAGTATTCCCTCATCAGGAATAGTGATTTCCTGTGCGCCTGCCACTGCGGGTGTATTTATAGTTATCTGAGCAGTGCCTGAACCAGAGCTTCCGTCTTTTAAAGAGAAGCTCGATGCAGTTGCTGTATTAACAAAATAAATACCGTAAACCCTACAACGGCCACTTACGCCGGCTGTAGAGCTTGTTTTGGTAACTGCCGATATATTACTTGCACTCATAAGTTACTCCTATTAAGTGAGAAACTTAGGAAAGGTTATTGTTTTGGAGATACATAACCGTAACTGTTGCCACACCTGTTGTGCCGTCACCATTAGCTCCAGTGAAATCAGCTAAAACTTCTAAGTCAGTAGTTCCAACGTTAGTAGCTTCTGTATCTAGCGTTCCGTGTGTAGTGCCAACGGCTTTGGTGTTTACAGTAGCTAAGAAAGCATCTGCATCAGCAGCAGTTCCGACTGAGATAGTAGCCGCTCCACCGTCATTTCCTGCCGTAGTAACGTTTAAAATCACATCAATAATTTGAGAATTAGCAGGTACTATTGCCATTCTTTGGTTAAGTTGGCTTGCGCCTGTAATGTTTGGTACAGCAGATTGACCCATTACGGCAAAGCCTATGTTAGCTACGTCAGTGCCAACCGTAGTGCCTATGGTGTCTTTAATAGTTCCGGCCTTAATAGGACCTGAAAAGGTAGTTGTAGCCATTAGGATAACCTCACATGCGAGTTAATTTGGGGCGTATCTGTCTACATGTCGTCAGCCGGGACTGTCAGATACACCGAATGACCCCGGTATCATTTAATTATATAGCACTTATTCGCGTATTGCACAAATAAAAAAAGGGAGCCGAAGCCCCCTTTTTCGTACCAAGGTTTTCCTTACGGAGTACCCGGCGATCCAAATATGCCACGTGGATCACTAAAGCCAAAGCTATAGCGCTCACGAGCCTTATATCGGACATTACCTGTGTTGAACTCTCCTTCAAAACCAGTTGAAAGAGCAACACGGTTAAACATCTTCATGCCGTTTGGTGCGTCAGTAATGACAAACCATGCGTCAGGGTCAGTTAAGTAATGGTTTACAGAGTAACCCTGTGGAACCATGCCCATGTTACGGATGGCGTTAATGTCGTTGTCTGCTGTACCTACGCGCAGAGTTGACTTCATTATACGGTCCGCAGTGAACTGTAGCTCTTTAGGGATAATTAGCTTGTTGCCTTGAACAGCAATCTTCAACCCGCGCTCATCAGTAAACGCAGCGATGTCGATTAGTGCTTGCTCAAGAGAAGCTTCTGTAAGATCCGCCGATACAGTTAACTCGTTCTTGAGATCAGGACCAGTCAATGTAGGGTGATCTAATGCACATAGAGGCTTTCCGTCACCACCAAGCGATGTAGTGAACGCGCCATTAAGAATAGCGGCTCCTTTGATCTGCTTAGTAGTAGCCATAGACCGAGCTAGTGCTTTAGTGTAACGCGCGGATAACTTGTCATACAGGTTATCTTCAATTGCTTCCTCTGTTAAGGAGAAAGCCAACGCCACAGTTTCGTTAGTGTAACGCGCTGTGTAGACTTCTTGTGCCTGATCGTATGCAACGCCAGAACCTTCAGCCTTAACAGGTGCTTCACCAAAACCAGATAGCATCACTTCTTCCTCAAAAGCGCGGTCCGAAGACTCTACTTCGTAGATTTCAGTGTGCTCACTGTCATACGAGTTGTACTCAAGACCAAACAAAGCGTTTAGACCCGGCTCCAACTCCTTTACTAATTGGGCTCTTGATATAGCCATGATCTATTCTCCTTATTGTCCTGCTACGCCAGCACTGCCGTAGAGATGCTCGTTGATTTTAACCACGACCACAGCATTCGCACCAACAGCGTTGTTAGGTACGTCCCAAAGACCAATGATCTTCAAGTTAAGTGCAGCAGTTGTAGCGATTGTGCTCGTGTCTAGCTCATTAGCCGACATGCCGTTTGCAGTGCTTCCCGTGCCTACTACGATGTCTGCGTTCTTGCCGTAGTTAGCTACAGCAGAAGTGCCATCGTTCTGGATGATGAACATCTGGCTAGGATCGTCAAGTACGTCTGCAACGATCTTACCTTGAGTGATGTTTATGCTACCCGGATAGTAGTTAGAAAAAGTAGGCTTCTGCGTTGTAGGGTCATTGTAGAAACAACCGTTAAACACGCCTACTGCCGCTGTATGCGACGACGGGTCAAATTGTAAAATGTAACCATCCTTCAAAGTAACTAGGTCACCTTGGAAGATAGCTCCCGATTGGTTGTCCGCAATCTCGTAACCGTACTGCTTCTGTGCTCCAGTACCAGCTAAGTTACCAAGCGGACGTAGCCCAAAGGCTTTATCTCTATTAGCCATGATTTATGTCCTTTATATTAAGTTATTCGGAACCCGAACGTGGGCCTCCGAGGCTTACTTTGGACTGCCTTTCTGGCGCATTGATTTTCATAGACGAATTAACATTCGTCTTCAACAGGTCATTATCAGCAGCTCTGATTTGGTCATGGGTTCTAGAAGAATAATACTCTTGCCGCTCGTCTGCCGTTTCTTCAGGTATTCTCGCTAACAGCAAACCACCTACACCGATTACACCGGCATGTTTACCGTCATCTTGAACACCTGAATCAAAATCAGGATATTCATCCGCACGTACCAACTCATACCCCTCACGGAGTTTAGCTGAAACATTAGCGCGATCATCTGCGCCACCTGACTCGACTCTAATCCACCGATGCTTATAGCCCGGAGGAGGTTCTGGAGCGTCTAGTCGTGAAGGAGGAGCCCAAGCTTTACGGCGCACTGTCTTTTCCCGCGTTTCCGTGGTTCGATCACTGCGTTTTAACTTTGGTACTTTGGTAGCTTCGGTCATCTTTATTACTCCTTAACGTATTTGGCATATTCTTCAAGTGGAACCCCTAATTTTTTTGCTATCGCAACTTGACTTGGGGTCAACCTAACAGTGCGGCGTGCTGTATTGTTTACCCCCGAAGAGCGGGTTGCAGGAGCTACCGTCTGCACGGGTCGGCTAGTCCTGTTGTTTTTGGGCGTAGGCGCTTCCTGAAACTCATTAGGAAATATGTCGCGTATCCTACGATTTATCTCATCATAATACTCGTCTGTGTTTGGGTCAAACCCTTCTTTTTGTATTAAGTCCACATGAATACCACGCACAGCATGCGTCATCACTGTATTTGTACCAAACCACTCGTTCTCTTCTGCCCAAGCTTCGGCCTTAGGGTCCGATTGAGGGGGAGGCGGTGGCGGGGCTTGTTGCGGTTGTGGTGCGGGTTGTGCAGCCTGAGCCGGTTGCGCTTCCCTTAAAGAAGTGGTCTGTTTAATTCTGTCTTGCTCCATAAGAACAGTGGTCAAGCGTTGCTGCGCTTCGGTCTCAGTATCTATGTCGCCCTCTTCACGGGCTTTCTTTATGACCTGCTTCAAAGCTACGACGTGAGACTCAGTGCGTCCCTGTGCCTCTTGTAATCGGTCTGCGTCACTTTTTTGATACTTCTCTTGAAGCGTCTCGTTTTGCTGCTGTACGTTTTTAGCAAACTCTAACGCCGCCTCTTCTCTACGTTGTGTTTCACGTAGTCTAGCGGTCAGTTTATCAATCCGCTTTTTAACCTTGTCAGAATAGTTCTCTAGGTCTTCGGTTTCTTTTTTAGCAGCAGGTTTTTCTTCGGCTACCTCTTCCACCACGGGCGCTTCTTTTTCATCCGCCAGTTTGGCTTCGGACCCGTCTTCATTCATTTCAACGGTGGTTTCTTTTTCTTCTTCACCGATATCAAATTCCATCTCTTGGTTCATTGGTTCTGTTTGTCCCATAATTACATCCCCCTCACATGTGTAAGATATCTTCAGGGTCGTTAACGAGCCCTAAGATTTCATCATCATTTAACAAACGAATCTCACCACCATCAATCTGAATCCGAGATCCCGCATACTTACCAAAGATTACCCAATCTCCCTCACCGCACCAAGGGCCGTTAGGGAACTTAGACTCATCAGCGTAAGCTAAATCACCTACCTTGAGGACATAACCTACATTCGTAGCCAACTGAGTCCTCTGTTGAGTCTCTTTAGCTAAAACAATGCCGCCCTTAGTCGTTTCAGCACCGCGATAAGGCAAGATAGCCATTCGCCAACCCGTGGGTCTGGGGATCAAATCAAGAATAGACGCTGCAAGGCCTTCATTAGCGACTTTGCCGTCTGTGGTATATGCGTCGTTAAGATTTGGTTTAGAAGATTCCGCTTCTTTTGCTTCGGATTCTTCTTTCCATTTCTCTTCGAGAGGGGTTAACTTCTCTGCTTCCATGTGTGCCTCTTCTGGTGGTTAAAAATCTTCGGAGTGTTTATCCAACTTATCTCGGATAATTTGATCCACAAGCTTTATGCCTTCCAGACGGCCCATCAGAAAACGATAGCGTTCCATGTCAGTCACTGTTCCGTTGAGGACAATGGCTTCGGAATCTTGCTGCAGTTTTCGTACTTCTTTCAATACGCTTTCAGCGAATTCAAGCATGGTCGTTTTTCCATGAAAGCAGACGGTAAAATAGCCCCGTCTGGAGGCTTGTGTTTAGTATATCTTTACTGGCTTATTGCCATCTCGTTTTTTAACTATTCTAGCAGGTTTTTTACCTGTGCGACTACTGGAAGCCTTAATCGAACCTCCTTTTGCCGCCTTTTTTACCTTTTTACTCTTCCCTGCCTTACTCAAAGCAATTGCAATGGCTTGCTTCTTTGGTTTCCCCGCGCCCATTTCAGTCCTTATGTTGCTTGAAATAGTCTTTTGACTAGAGCCACGTTTCAAAGGCATCTTATGTTCCCCACTGGGATCGTGCTTTCTTTTGTGCTGCTTTGTTTAAATCGCCAAAGTGATAAAGCTTTTTACTTTGCTTTGTCATGGTTCTTCCCGTCATCACCGTGCCATCAGGGTGCTTATGTGTTCCACCCTTGTGGATTTTGCCATCACGAGAATAATGATTTACGCCTGCTGCCATTGTAAGCACTCCTTAACAAAGATAAGTAGGGCCACAGCCTCGCTTGGCTAAACCACAGCCCCGCGCTTGTACAGTGTTCATTTTTTTCTTGCCTGTCATGCCTTTGCTTTCGTTTCTGCGTGAACGATAAGACTGGGACTTAGTGCTTTCTTTGCCGTCTATGTTTCCTAAACGCTCATCAAGCCTATCTGCCTTAGTTTGCTTTTTAACGTCTCCGCCTTTAGCCATGCGATTCATTTTGCGCTTTTCAAATGCTTTCTCTCGGTCAACTCGACCGTACTCTTCACGGGCATTTCTGCCTTTTGCGCCTTTTGCATAGGTCTTAGGTGCAATGCGATAAATCTCATCGTCTAAGTTTCGTAATACTCTTTTGTCACGAGCCATTGAACCGGGCATATTCTACCTCCTAAAGTTTAGTGGGTGCGTAAATACGTTCTCTTGCTACATCTGCACGCAACTTAGCAATGTCTTGCTGTGATTCAATGCGTGCTTCATTGCCTGCTGCGTTTTGAGCTATTCTAGCCTGATCCACCTTTATACTTTCTTGCTTCAGTGCAATATCGGCCTGATCTTTAGCTGCTTTTTGCTGTAATTCTTCAGCTTTTAGCATGACCACTGGGTCTTGTCCACCTTCACCGGACAACTCACCCTGCATTCCTTTCATTTCCATCATGTATTCCGAAACTTTGATGGAAATCATTGCCTCACGCTGTAAGTCAGAGACCATATTGTCAGGATCGTTACCATACTGCTCAAACAAGGTCGCTTCGGTGTCTTCCTCGGCCTTCAATCGGATATGTTGTAGGATATGCTTCTGTAATTCTGCAGCGGCTAACGGATTAGCCTGAATTAACGGTGACATTCCCATAATTAAGTGCGCGGCAATGTGAGCATCGTGCTGTTGCCCTGCAAAAGCCTTCAGTTCCTTGCCGTCCGCTGCTTCCATGTTCTCACTAGCAGGGTCTTTAGGCATTTGATTGGTCTGGACCTTCAATATGCCGTCAATATCTCGCACATTCAGTGCCTGATACACACGATAGTACGCTTCGTACATGTTGTGCATCTGTGGCGCGCTTTGTGCCAACTGTAATTGGGTCTGTGCCAACGTAATTCGCTGTGCAGCAGAGAAAATATTGGGGTCTGCGATAGGTAATATAGCGACCAT